TATCTGCATAAGCTTCATCATCTAATCTAAAATATATAGAAGTATCAGTTCCACCTGCAACAGCAAGTTCTGCTAAATACATTGTACCTGTTTCTAATGTAACAACACTAGATTTTAAATTTGCACCTGTACTACCACCACTAGCTGTAATTACTAAATTACCATCTGCATTTCTACTTAAAGAACCATTAGCATCAGATGCTTCCCAATTATTTAAAGTATCATAGTTGTCTATTAAGATTGTAGATAATGTACCTGCTTTATCTTCTACTATTTGTCCTACTTCATAAAGAGTACCTGATGCAGAGTTAGTGCTTGTATTTGAACCTAAAAATATTTCATCTAATCCCCACCAAGATACAAGGTTGGTTTTTTCACTAGTTGTTAACTCTGAATATGTTTTTTCTTTTATGCTTTGTACTTGTTCTTGAGTTAATGCTGTATTCCATATACCTACTTGTGCTATATTGCCATCAAAATAAGCAGAACCCTCACTTCTTCCAATTCTTAAATTATCAGCACTAGTTAAATCTGCAGATGATTGCCCTGAAATGTCAGTAGTAGCTTGTAATGCTCCATTAATATACAAACTTTGCAATGCACTTCTATCTATTGTAGCTGCAACATGTGTCCATACTCCTGTAGAAGGAACAAATGAATTAGTTTTTGTTGAAAAAGTAGTACTACCACAATCTGTAAATAATTCAATATCATCTCCTCCATCATCAATTCTAATTTGAATACCAGGCTTATCTCCTGTGCTCTGTCTATTAGTTACTATTCCTTCATAAGCACCTAAAGTGTTTGCTTTATACCAAGCTACTATTGAAATATCATCTGTATTAAAATCTATAATTCCACAATCTATATAATCATTACCATCAAAACTTGCACTACCACTACCTATTTGGTCTGCTAATGCTGCTTTAGAATTATCTACACCTCTAGGTTTTGTTGGAGTTTTGCCACCATATATACTTGTATGAAATGTTATATCTCCTGAAGCAGTTCCATTGTGATTGCCTGTAGAATCATTACCATTCGATTCTAATGGATACCAAGCTAATAGTCCTGTTGTTTCAGTTCCTCTTAAATCACTATAAGTCTTATATATTATATTTTGTATTTCAGAATCTGATAATACCCTATTCCATATTCCAACATTTTTCATTAAGCCACCAAAATTTGTGCCTGAATTAACATCTCCACCTAAATATAATGGATGAGAATTTGTTCCTACAGTACTACCACTAAATGTTGTATCTATTTGGTCTAAAGCTCCATCTATATATATTTTACTAGTGCCATTACCTTCTGATGTATAAGTACAAGTTACATGATGCCAAGTGTTTATAGATATTCCACTACTACTAGATGAATCAGAAACATTATTTACAAAAAATTGCACTCTATTATTACTAGTATCTACTTGCAATTGATAGGCATCATCATGCTCTTTACTTATAAGATTACCTCCATTATCACAAGTTGAATCATATTTAAACCAACACATTATTGTAAGTTGGTCCATACCATCTAAATTGTCATGGTCAGCTATTTGTATTTCATCATCAGCACCTTCAAATTGACAACTGCCTATACCTACATGCTCAAGGTCTGTGTTTTGAAAGTCAAAGAATAGCTTGAGGTTATCTTTTAAAAACTTAACACCAAAAGTTCTTATATTAGTAGCTACCTTAGCAACCGTTGCACCAAGTCCAAATCTCATTAGATTATCCTATATAAGCTATTATAGCACCACTTGCAAGAGTAATAGATTTATATCTTCCAAAAATTGTAGTACCTGCTGCAAATTCATTAGAACTATCTATAGCTTCATTGCCATCTCCTGCTCCTAACGAAGAAGCTGTTGTTGTACTAGCATATTTTACACCATCTCCTTCTTCAGGTTGTAAAACTGAAAATGTAGCATCATCAATAACTGTTATAGCTACAAATACACCATTAGCAGGTGTTAAATTATCTGTTGTATCTGAAAATACAGATCCTTTTTGCCCTAAACCTATATTACCTGACTCTGATCTTGAATATTTCATTCTTTATCTTCCTCTTCTGAATTTTGTTCTTTAATTAATTGTTCAACTAACTCTATAGCTCCCTGGATTTTTGCCCAAGTTTGTTCTGCTTGTTTTTGTTGTTTTTTTAAACTATCTAATCTTTCTTCTAATTTCATTTTTATCCTATTCTATAGATTGTTACTTCATCAGCTGATGTTCTTCTTATTCTAAACATACCTACACCTGATGTAAATGCATCTTCTGCTGAGTCTTGAGCTGATACTATCATACTACCTACTAAAGTTACTTTAATACTTGGTGCAGTTAAAGTTATAAAAGATGTACCATCAGTTGCTAAATTTAACAAACTAAAATCATGAGAATCATTATTAGCATCTAAAGCAAGTGTACTTATTAGATTTGCAGCTGAGTCAAAAGGTTTACTTCTATCTGCTGTAGGTGTACATTTTACTATTCTTCTTTGTATATTGGCTGCACTAACAGCTGTTGTTCCATCGTCTGTTGTAGCCTCACCTGATTGCTTAACACTCATTAATCCGTCAACTTTTAAATTATCTGCAACAGTAACTTCAGATGTTGTATTGCCTAATGTAATTGCTGTAGTTGATCCTGAACCTAAACTAATAGATCCTGATGATGTATCTATTGTTATATTGTTAGCTGCATCTATATCTATACCACCTGCTGTTGCATTTATATCTATTGCTGCAGATGAACTAGTACTTGCACTATTAATTGTTACTGCCGAATTATCTGTTGTTTCAAGTGTCATACCACCTGTAGTAGTAGTCATTGATATAGCACCACTTGTTGTGTCTAAGTCAAATGCATGATTAGCTAGATCCATATCTACAAATGTATTATCAATATCTAATGTAGGATTACTTACATCATAAAATAATAAACCACTATCAGTTCCAAATATTTTAAAATCTATTTGAGCACTACTTGATCCTATATGTACAGGACTTCTAGAAAATACTGTCTCTGTATTATCTATAGTTGATAAAAAAGTTTGACTATTAGCTCTAAAGCTTAAAGAGTTACCTGTTGTTGCAAATTGAGCTAATGAATTATTATTAAGTGTAAGAGCAGATCCTATCCAAGTAGATGCACCATTGACATTATTATTAACAATCAAACTATCTGCAGATTGATCCCAGGTTAAATTAGATCCCATTGTATCTCCATTAAATACTACATCATAACCTGTTCCATTAATTCCTACTGTGACTGTATTGTCTATTTGAACTGCACCATCTATATCTACAGCATCAAAATTTGCAGTATCGTCTACGTCTAATGTTCCTGTAATTTTTAATTGATTATCAGATGCATCCCACCACATATATTTAGTTGCAGTATCACCCATAACTGCAAAATCTACACCTTTATTACCTGTGCTTATATCATCACCTAAAAATAAAGAAGGACTACTATTAGCAGTATCTGTTAAACCTGTGTCACTATTCCATCCACCTGTTGCATCCCATTTAAAATCAGAATCAGAGTTTGCACTATCAAACGTTACATCACCACCTGCACTAGTATGAGTTACTGTTAGATTACCACCTCTAAAAGCAGCACTCATATTTGTAGCTGTCATTGAATCGGCACTTGCATCAAAGATAATATGATTACTAGCAGAATTACCAAATACTTTAAAATCTCTTTTATTACTACTTCCATCTCCAACAGTTACAGTACCTGCTGTATAAGATATATCACTACCTCCACCTGACCATACAGATGTTGTGCTTAGTGCTGAAAAATTACTACCATTAACTATTAGTCCTGAACAATTAATAGTTCCATTTACATCTAATTCTTGTGTTGGTGCAGAAGTTCCTAATCCAACCTTACCATCGTTTTGTATATGCAATTTATTATCAGTTGCCTCATCATCTCCTAAACCAATAAATAAATCACTTGCTGCTGCTGTTGTTTCGTTCTGAACACCTATAAACCAAGTCTCTCCACGAGCTTTTATAGCTAATGTTTCTGCAGCACCACTAAAATTTTGACTACCTCCACCAACATTACTATCAGTATCAATAGTTCCTACTCTTCTACTCTTTGACTCTGATTCCCAAGCCATAATTTACTCCTTTATAAATGAGGAACTTTTAGTCCTCTTTGACCTTTCTTACTGTGTGGATATGTTTTTATTTTATTTCTATATTTAGATTTAAAATACATTGACTTGTCAACATTGCCCATATCTTCTTCTAATCTTGCTTTTACATAATCTAATAAAGCTACGTGCAGTCCACTATCTACTTTATTATTATCAGCTATGTTATCATCATAATATTTTACAGCATTGTATTTTGCAGTATAGCTAACTCTTATTCCCTCTTCTACATCTTGACCACTATAGCTTTCCATTTTACCTGTATCTGCATTTCTATGCAAGATACCTAATTGATTACCTTCTATATAATACCCAAACTTTGCATTAGCATTTTCTATATTTGACATTAATCCTTATCTCCTTCTAATAGTTGATCATGATTTTGTACATATGGAATTAGTTCGTATTTATTATCAGAATTTAAAATTTCTACTCTATTAACTTCTATCATAGTATCACTTAGTGGATACCATCTTTTGTCTTGTTTTAAATCTTCTGTTGCATTTGCTTTATAGCTTTGCACTTCTGCACTCATATCAAGCAGTCCATCATTTATCAATCTTTTTAAATACATATGTGGTTGTTTGCCATACAAATATTCTATTTGACTTATTAAATCTTTAACTGTCATTTATTACACCCTGTTCTTTTGCATTAAGTTGATAACCACTTAAATAATTTTGTAAACACATTGTGTATTCCTGGTTCAATGCACTCATATGATTTGTATGAGATGTTGCTACTTCTAAATCTTCTTCTGCATTTGCTAAACCTATTTGATAAAATTTACCATATACAGATGCTTTTAGTGCTACTAAATTTTCAATTTCATCAGGAAATTTAGATATACTAGATTTTTCTATTGTAAAACTTGGTGATGAATTTATAGTAGGATAGTCTACATATGTTATATTTGCTGTATCTTCTTTTAATAATGTTGGAAGCACATATATCTCATTATTAAGTCTGTAGAAAACAGGACTCTCAGCACTAGACTCTTCTACATATCCACTATCCGATCCATACACCCCTCTTTTAACATGGTCTATTTCTTTACATTCATAACTTATATTATCTAAACTATTAAATCTTTCTACACCTAGTATTCTTGACTGTGGAACTGAAGTTTTTTCATCACCATCAAAGCCACTAAGCACAGCTGTTTTACCTGCAATGTATAATACTTGTGGAGGCAATACATTAATTACATCTTTGGCTGCAGAATCTAACCAGGAATTAGCTAGATCTTGTATACTAGAAATATCTTCTATACCTGTATATGATTGTATTCTATCTCCAAAGCTTGACACTATAATCCTCTATTTCTTAAATCTTTCTCTAATGTTGATTGACTAAATTCTATTTTTGTTTGAGTACTCCAATGATTGTTCATGTTTATTTCATGTGTCGGAGTAACCTTACTTTCAAACACTTTGCTACACGTGCATTTTTTAAGAACCTCTTCGGACTTAAATGTAACTACCTTCTGACATGTATTGCAATAATAACTTCTCAAATTCTTTCTCCTTTTTATTTAGATTCGGAGGATGCCCTTTATACGACACCCTCCATAGTTCTAATAACTATTAAACCTTATTGATTCGGTTTAGACATTATCTTTTAGTGGAATGTACTCAACTATGTAAGTCATTGCACCTGCTGTAAAAGCACCTGTTGATGCTACAGTAGTAAAATGTACTTCTGTACCACCATCTACTTTTGCAGAGTCTGCTACTAAGTCTTGAGCTGCTGCTCCACCTAGTGCAGTAGTATATTCATCAAATGTTGAAACACCTTTTCCTGCTGCTAAAGACGTTGATGAGGTAACTAGACCATCAGGATCAAGAGCCATAAATTGTGTTCCTCCTGCTGCTGATCCTGCTTTAACACCTACAGTTGCAGTTGCATAAGCTAAGTCTGTAGATACAACAGCAATAAGCTTTGTTATTACAGCATCTTCAGGAATAATTATTGCACCTGATGCAATTTCTGCACTACTTGCTGTAAAATCAACTGTTTGCTTTAAACATTGAACTGCACTACTATCTTTTAAAGATAATTGCCCACTACTTGTGTTTAATAAATCACTTCTCATTTATCGACCCCCTATTCGAAGCTATACAATAGATGAGTTTCAGGAAGAGATACTTCTAAACCTGCTTCGGTTAAGATCATATCTTTTCTTAAATCTTCATCTGCTTGTTGTACGTTAGTGATAATTTGTGTATCACGATTCATTCCATTACCAACGAGTGGTCTATATGCAACGTTGTCTAAGTCAATACAAGCTAAGTAACCTGTAGAGAAACCTCTAAACAATGGTTCTTTAATCATTGAAAGACTACCATAGATAGTATCAATTTTCATAATACTATGTCCAAAGTTACCCTGGATATTGTTTAGATCAACATTAAATGAATTAGTAGAAGTATCTGAACCACCACCTACTACTTTACCAATATTAGCATTACCTAATGTAAACCCTGCTAATTTGTTAAAGAATGTAGTAACTTTAAAACCTGCTAATCCAAGCTTGTTATAAGAACCACCTCTTGCAGGATCATATACAACTTCAAAATCTTGAAGAAGTCTATCATAAGTCATTTCTGATTCTGCTACACTTCTAAAATAAGATTTGTTTTCAGTATATGAAAATGCACTATCATCACCTATAGCTGTTGAGTTTTTAACAATATGTCCTACAATACCATCTGAGTAGTTAATACCACCCACACTAGCATTTTGACCAAAAAGCATTGCTCTTTCTATGTCAATTTTATGCTCTCTAAGTTTGCTATTCCATATTCTCATAAACTCATCTTCAATACCACGATACAACGTTGCTCTTGCTGTATTAGTCATTTCACATGCAGTTTTGAATATTTGAGTTCTTCCAAAACTGTGATCAAGTTCAGTACTAAATACATCAGGTGATCCTGATCCTTCTTCAAACGAAGTACCTATTATTTGACAAATAGTATCATTAGCACCTGTCTCTGCACCATCTACACTTGAAATAGTTTTACCTGTAAATGTTGTCGAAGATGATCCATGAACAGGAGCACTTTCTACTCTTATAAGAATAGTTTCAGGAATATTAGATTCCTTATAATCAATTGCTAATACCATTCCTTTAACAAGAAATTTAACAGCATCTGTACCATTTTTATCAACTGTATAAGTTATAGAGTTTCCTGCTGCAGGAATTGCATGTGAACCTGAAAGCTTAAATGCTCTATCTGTAAATGAGATTTTAGATCTATCTTCTAAAAATCTGAAAATAGGATCTGTTGTTGGCTGTTTAGCCACTTTTGATAAGTACACAAAAAACGGAGACTCCTCAGGTCGTAAGTCTGCAACTCTCTCACCAAAGTCAAACTTACGTCTAGTATCTAGATTAACACCTGTACTTCTTCCTACTTGAGGCTCGGAGTTTGCTTTTATTGCACCACTATTAATTGTTGCCATGTGTTTATTCTCCTAAACGTTTATTATTAATTATAATCCATCACTACCCCTACGTTGACCAACAATCATATCCCATACAGCATCTGAGTCACTTTTAATCTTAGGCTGTTGCCCTTGCAATACTCCTGCTGAAGTTGGTGTTTTCTGTGTTCTACGAACAGCATCTAAATTACTAGTCTCTGTGGGTTGTTCTTTTACTGCATTGTACATTTTAATAACGTTATCAATGCCTAAGTCACTAACAGGTGTTTCAGCAAATTTAAAGAACCCATCAATTTGTTCGTCAGACATCCCTCTTGACCTTAGTTGGTTTTCCAACTGAGATGTAGCTTGTTCTTGACGTACTTCTTGAAGTGATTCATTAACTATTGATCTCACCATGTCAGCAGTCTCCTGCTTTCTGTACTTGTATGATTCAGAATTAGGGTTTGTAAAAGATTCCCAAGAATCAAAATCATCAGGATTTATTTTGTTATCCACAGGCTGTTGTTGCTGTGAAGCAAGAGATTCCTGAATGTCTTGAATTTGTTGTTTTAACTTTTGATTTTCAGCTAATGCTTTATCTTTTTCGGATTGCATATATCTAACTGATTCGTTTACACTATCTTGTGTTTCTTCTACGTTGTCATATGATTGATCAGTTTCACTATTTAATAATGTCTCATCATCATTTATAAAATCATTATCTACCATGATTTAATTCTCCTGTTTGTTTTTACGATTTCCTGAATCTTTTTGAGCTTGACCACGTATCATGTCTTTGACACCTAAACGTAATTTCTCTGATTCAAGTTTCACCGAATTTTGAAGTTTATTAACTTCGTCTCTAAGGCTAGATTTGGATTTAGCCTCAGCTTGTGAAAGCCTAGCTTTAGTTTTTTCAACTTCAATAGCTTGTCTGCTGTGTACTGTTTCTCTCCTGGCAGTTTGCAGGTCTCCTGAAAGATCTTTGATTTGTGATTGTGCTGATTGTAACTGTTGTTGTAATTGCATAATAACATCGTTCCTTGACAATACACCCTCCTTATCAAATATCTCAGTTTTCTTTAATGCCTCTACCCTGTCTATTAGACCTGCCTGGTAAGCCTCCATATATACTTGCCATTCACCCCACTTATTAGATGGCATGGTTGAATTACCAATAACACGTACATCAAACTGACCTATTGTCGTATCATTTTCTATTGCTATAATTTGTTGACTCTTATCGTCATATAATCTTTTATTAATTGTATATTCACTTATATCATTGTTAGGCTGTGTAATTCTAAATGTTTTTCTAAAGTCGTAATGTTTTTTACCTAAATTATATAGTGCTTGTCCTAATCTTCTCAAGCTACCTTCAATGTCTCTTAACTTACTTTTACTTCTACGTTGACCAAAGTCTTCCATCATCATTGTAGCTGACGATGTTCTTGGTGCTGCAGACGTATCACCCTGCATCATTTCAAATATACCCATATTCAAATCAATATAATGCTCAATCATTTTTGGTAATTGTAATATTGAAGATGACATAGGTTGTGGTGAAGGGAAGTGAGGTTCACCAAAAGAAGCATCATATTCTATAGTGGCATTCGGATTTGCCCAATCTCGTTCTAGCTGCTCAATATCTGTGACCGACCCTTGTGGAACTAATAACTTCAGACCTGCTGAAGACTGTGCATGAGCTGTAATTAAAGACAATAACTTATTGATGAACCTCTGCATATCCTTCCCTTTTCTCACATCACTCATCGGGTAAGGAGTGTTAGTCCAAATATTAGGCACAGGTATAATAGGATACTTATCTAAGTTTAATACTTGTTCGTATAATACTATTTGACCTATTGTAGCTGTTACCCTAATTCTTGTTTGTATAACTTCAGTAAAATCTATTTGATTCATCTCAACCATATTTTGGACTTGAGGATCTTGCATATACAGTTCAAACTGTTCTGTATCTAGAATTTGTTCTTGACCACTCATTTTGTCAAGGACTCTAAAGAATGGAACTTTTACTTTTGTAAAATATTCTAAAATTCTATATTTGTTTGTATTTTTATAATCTTTGTCTTTGATTACATCAGGTGTAAACGAACCCTGTGTGTAACTATTAGTGCTTGAAGGAAAGTCTTCATCTCTATATCCACTAGTCTCAATCATATCAATCATAGGTTTACCTTCTTCGTCACCTGGTAGTGGATTGGCTAGTTGTGGATAATTATCTAAAACTTGATCTTTTGTTAATAAAGTTGATAGACACATACCTGATGCATCATCAAACCATTTGTTTCTTGCATTTGGATCTACATAAACTCTAAATGGATCTATATAAGAGAACTTAACCTCTCCTCTACCATAGTCTGCTTCAGTATCTACATATGCATAAAAATATCCAAGACCTGTAACAGCATAATCATGAACAACTTGTTTGAATACTTCATTACCATCTGATATATCCCACATATACTCAAGCATGGTTCTCCATACTGTTGCCATTTTATTATCAGAATCTTCTCTTGCAACTGCAGAAAACTTTGGTGGTTTAGATGTAATGATAGCTTTAAACTGTTCAATAGCTGAATACAGTCTATCAATTGTTAAGTTCGATTGGTTTCTTTCTGCTAAGACTTCAGACTCATCTTTAGAGAAGTGATTCCCTAAATAAAAGTCTATATCTTCCCTAGCATGTACATCCCAATCCTT